CAAATTCCAAACACTTACTCACATTATGCAGATCCTGTAATGGAGACTTTGTTAATGAAAGTATTACCTAAAATGCAACAAGAAACAGGTCTAGATTTAATTCCAACTTATTCATACGCTAGATTATATAAGCATGGAGATATATTAAAAAGACACAAAGATAGACCTAGTTGTGAAATATCTACAACTATTCATTTAGGTGGAGATATGTGGCCTATATTTATCGATGGTACGGGTGCTAACAGCGTCATAGACGAGCGTAATAATATACATAAGCCCAATGCCCCAGAAGGCACTAAAGTCTTGCTTGAAGTAGGAGATATGCTAGTATATAGTGGATGTGAATTAGAGCATTGGAGAGAACCATTTGAAGGCAATGTTTGTGGTCAAGTATTCCTTCATTATAACCATGTAAATGGTCCTTTTGCTGAAAAAAATAGGTTCGACAAAAGGCCGATGTTAGGTCTTCCCTCATTTGGGAAGTCATAATATTATGGAGTTATATGTTACAAAAAATAAATATTCAACCTGGAATTAATAAACAAGTCACAGCAACGGGTGGCGAGGGTCAATGGGTTGACGGTGATTATATTCGTTTTAGATATGGTTCTCCAGAAAAAATAGGTGGTTGGGCACAGTTAGGGGACATAACTTTAACTGGCAGAACAACTGCTATGCACCAATTTGTTAATTCAGATGGTATTAAATATTCAGCATTAGGCACAAACAGAATTTTATATGTGTATTCAGGAGGCGCATTTTATGATATTACTCCTATTAAGGCTACAACAACATTAACAAATGCGTTTACAACAACACAAAGCGATGCAACAGTCACGATTACGTTTGCATCTGATCACAATATTTCTCAGTACGATATTATTAAGCTGGATAATTTTACCGCTATTACCGATTCTGATTTTAGTTCTGGTGATTTTGATGATAAAGTATTCATGGTTGCAACCGTCCCTACTTCAACAACGATTACAATTGAAATGGGATCGAATGAATCAGGATCAGGAGCATCCACATCTGGTGGAATAAGAGTTCAACATTATTATTCAATAGGACCTGCAGTTGAAGAATCAGCCGCTGGTTGGGGATTAGGAGTATGGGGTGGTACTACTGCAGGTGCAGTTACATCTACTTTAGATGGAGCATTAACAGATTCTTCCACAAGTATTGTACTTGATGATTCTACAGGATTTCCTGCTTCAGGAACTGTTATAATAGATGATGAAAGAATTGCTTATACATCAAACACTACTGGTACTGGAACTTTATCAGGTTTAACTAGAGGAGCAGATAACTCTACAGCCGCATCACATTCTGATGCAGCAACTGTGACGAATGCATCAGATTATACAAAATGGGGCGCATCACAAACAGGTGACATTGTAACAGCACCTGGTATTTGGTCACTAGATAATTTTGGTAATAAACTTATTGCAACTATTTCAGATGGCTCAACTTTTGAATGGAATTCTAATGCAACTAATGCAACATCAACTAGAGCAACAGTTATAAGTGGTTGTCCTACTGCATCACAATTTACTTTAGTTTCTACACCAGATAGACACTTAGTTTGTTTTGGAACAGAAACTACTATTGGAACAACATCTACTCAAGATGACATGTATGTTAGATGGTCTTCACAAGAATCATTAACTGATTGGACTCCTACTTCAACTAATACTGCTGGTACACAAAGACTTGCAGATGGTACAAGAATTGTTGGGGCTATAAGAGGTAGAGATGC